TCTGCATGACGGGCATCTCCATTGGTGAGGTACAAATAAACCTTACCACCTATCGGGATTATAGTCAAGGTCCCTTAATCCGGCGGTGTCGCGGCCCGGCCGGATGTTAGGTGTCCGGGGGGGGGGTGTGGGCACCGTAAAATCAACTCCTGATTCTCTGGGGGCCAACCAGCGCAGGTAAAGTGTTCTTACCCCCCTATCTTACTAATCCCCACTATCAGCCCCCAATCGACACTTACAAAAGTCACATTTCTTCAGCAAGAATACAGTTGGGTTCCCACGGTCCCCACACCCTTGAGGTATGGTTATAAGTACCGAGAAAAGGCGGGGGTTAAGTGTGGGCACCGTACCCAAAAAAGTACGGTCCCCACAGGGTGCCCACGGTGCCCACATTGAGGCCAAACGTGGGCACCGAACTCAAACGTGGGCACCGAACTTTCCGGCCGGGATCCCGCCTTGTTTGTTAGGGTGTTTGGGCCCACGAAAAAGCCCCCTCCGGGCGCATCCGGAGGGGGCTTACATGCCGAGGCCACGGGGGCCGCAGCCGCGTTCTAAGCGATTGGGATTAGAAGGGGATGCCGTCGTCGGTCACGTTGTCCGGGGCCGGCACGGGGGCAGCAGGGGCGTCGTCGGTGGCGTCCGCCGCCTCGTCCGGTGCCGCGTGCAGGCCCGCCGCCAAGGCCTCCTCCATGAGGTCGATGTCGATCCGATACACCGCCGACCGCTTCTCGGACTCGCCCCGCACGTGGGTGATTGGTCGGCCGTCGCCGTCCACGCGGACCTTCGGGAACTCGGTACCGTCCGCCCGTCGGAAGTTGAAGATTCGGGCGTCGATTTTTGCCCGGAGGTTCTTGACGCAGGCCTTGCGGTCGTTGGACTCGCCGATTTTATCCGACGAGCGCCAGTGCCCGCCGTCCTTCTGAATCCGATATACCTCCACGCTGGTGATCATGGCGTACCGTGGCCCGCCGGGTGTGGGGTCGGGCACACGTTCGTTGGTTTTCAGATACCCGTACAGGTCGCGGAGGATGTCGTCGATCTCGTCCGCGTCGCCGTCCACCGCAGGACGCCTGCCACAAATCTCCGCCGCGAGGGCGTCCACGTCGGCACCGGGTACCTTGCAAAGCACACCACGCTGCCAGTCCGCCCACCGGTCCTCGTTCTCGGGTTTGATTTCGCCCTGATCCGGGCCGCGAAGAAGTGCGAGCAGGTCGGCGACGAGTTGTAGCTGGTTCTCCTCGATAAAGTTCTTCGCCCACGACACGAACTGCCCACGCTTCTGCTTGCCGATTTTGATAATCACCGACCGGGCCGCGAGGTCGCGGGTAAGCTCCGGCACGTTAAACGTCAGGTAGAAGGTGGCGTCGTTGTATCGCTCAACCGTGCCGTGATACATCCGGTGCCCGCTGATCCGGTCGGACGTGACGGCGGACTCGATCGCCGCGCCGCCGAACCGGCCCTTGATGTTATCGAAGAGGAAGCACTTTGAAAGCCACCCGTCGCTTGACATAATCGACTTGCACACGGCGGACCAGTTATTCTCGTACTGGATCGGTGTTGCGCCGCCCCAAACCCTGCCGAGGGCCTTGGCGGTTTCAGTCTTGCCGGACCCCATGCCGTGATCCGAGGTGATTACGAACATCGGACGCGCACCGGCGGGGCCACCCCACCCGGGCGTGAGTAGTGCCGCGAGCAGAAGCTGGCGGTCCTTTTCCGTCGCGGGGTTTAGCGCGTCGAGGAACTCCTGCAGGACCACGCCGGTGGGTTCGGGAAGCTCGAGGGGCAGGTAGTACATGCCGGGAATCGGTGGGTACTGCGGCAGGTCCGAGGTGCCGATATATTCCTCGCCCATGCGCGACTTTGCGATTTCAAAGAACTCGTCCTTGGTCGGTGGTGTGAAGATATTGGACCGCGAATCCTTCACCTCGCCCACTCGCCAAAATACGTTCCCGCAGTCTTGGAAAAATCCGAATAACTTTGTGGAGTCGGCGAGCGAAATAATCTGCTTACCGTACTGCCCGCCACCGCCCACCGCGAAGAGCCCGGACGCGCGGGACCGCTTGGGCCACCCGTCCAGCAGTGCCGGGACCTCGCCCATGAGTTCCGACATTGTTTTGTGCTTGTAAACCGTGAAGGGCTGACCCCCGGAGGTGAGGTTCGTTTCCGGCTCCGCGTTTTGAATGCGGGGGCGCAGCATGTCCTCGGGTGGTGTGGGTGTGGTCGCCACCGTGCCCTCCGGCACCACCACGGACTCGCCCACGTCCTCCGCCACGTCCGGCACCACGTCCTCCGCGTCGGCCGGGGTGTCACACGGAACATATACGGGGTTCTGTGTGACATCGAGGGGCGCTTCGGTTTCAACCGGCTCGGCCATGATGGACATCGCCGGGGGCTCGGCGTCACGCTTCTCGACCATCATTAGCTGCTCGGGGTTGGAGGGCATCCCCTTAATCTTGTTGATATGCGCGGTCCACTGTGTAACCGTCAGGTCGCAGGGGGGCACGAAGGACCCCCCCTGTGCGGTCGGTGCCGCGTCCTCCCGCCGGTAGGCGTTGCGGACGGTCCTGTAGGCCTCGGTGGCGGGGAAGCCGTCACGTGCGATCGCCCGGTCGTCCGCGAGTTCCTTGATGGCGTCGTCGAGGGGGATGTTATTCGCGTTGTAATCCAGCGCCGACGCGAAGAGCGTGCAGTTGCGTTCGCCCTCGGGGCACGGCCCCGCGAGGAACTTCTGCGTGGTGTTATTCAGGGCCATCCGGTTGGGTGGCGCGTCGGCGTCGCGGACCGGTGCCGCGTGGCTTTCCTCCACGAGGGGCTCGATCCCAACGGCCGTGTAGTCCTCGTACCAGTTCTGTTCCGTGCGGTTGACGATACGGCATTCCTGCCCGGCACCAACCTTGTGGTTCATCGTCCCCGCGAGCCGCATCACACGCGCCGGGTTCTTAACCGCCCGGTCGCTTTGTACGTCGCGGATAAGTCGGCGCTGAAGTCCCCGCCATGCCTCCTCGTCCGGTGCGTTCTCGTAGCCGTAGTAGGCGTGGGTTCCGGTGGGGGACCCCGAGTGCAGCACGAGGGTGGGGAAGGGTAGCCCGGCGGTTTTGATTCGCAGCAGGGCCTCGTCGGGTGTGGCGTCGTCGAAGTCCACGAAGTTGAACCGGAAGCCCCGCACGTCGGCATCCTTCGCCGAGCCGCCGTGGCCGGAGCCGCGTGCGCCCTTGAGGGGATTGACGCAGACGTAAAGCCCCCATGATTCCGTATTGTGCGCCGCAAGCCACCCGGCAACCGGCGGATCGTTCTCGGCGTTGGCGAGGCGTTCGGCGGTGAGCAGCAGGGAGTGCGATGCCCCGCCGTCGTCGCCGTCGCGTTTGATTTGAAAGGCGCGAACCTCCACGTGGTCGGTCGGGAGGAAAAGTGTATTGATATGTAGGTAGAGGTCACGGTACTCAATCGGGTGATTTACCGGCGTGGAATCTTGGCTCATGCGCGAGCGCTCCTTTGGGCGTAAGTCCTTTTAATCCTACGGGAGCGGTGCCCCGCGTCCGTGCTATCGGCGTTTTGAGTTGATCCGGTTTAGCTCCTTAAGCATACCCTCCTGAATTTTCATCTTCCCATGAACGACGGGGTATAGTACCTCGTCCAGCGTGTCCTCCGCAATCAGGTAGATATACGTGCAGGGATTCTTCTGCCCGGTGCGGTGGATACGGTCCCGGCTCTGGTTGTGCTGGTCGGAGGAGTACGACAGGCCATAGTACAGGGCGCACTTACAGACATCCTGAAGCCCGTCGGTGCCATGACCGGCCGAGGCGGGGTGGGCAATAATCTTGTGGATAAGCCCCCGCTGAAAGTCCTTGACGATATCCCCGATCTCCCGCTTGGTCCGGCCGTCGATCACCGCCGCATCGCAGCCGTAGAACTCGCGGACGGCCCCGGCGATCCGGTCGATGTCCGCCGTAAACTCCGCCCAAATAACCATCGGGTCCCGGCCGTATTCCTCAAAGACGGATTTCAGTTCGGCCAGCTTCGAGTTGCCGAGCACGTGGGCCCGGCCCTCCATGAGGATGGACCCGCCGGAAATCTGCCGCAGCTTCATCATCACGCCCGCCGCCTGAATCGACACCCTGCTCGACCCGCCGAACGTCGTGGGCAGGGCGATCGTTAGCTCGTCCGCCACGCCGTTGTAGGCGTCGCGTTCCGGCTTGGACAGCGTGAACTTCCGCACCTGATCGGTCTGCTCGGGAAGGTCCCCGCAGTCGGACTTGCGAAGCGTTGACGACCACAGGGCCACCGATTCAAAGAACGCCTCCTCGCGGTCGGGCTTGAGCGTCCACCCGGCGACCACCCGCTTATTCCGCACCCAATCGTAGCGGGGCGTGAACCAGTGATATGCCCATTTGTAAAAGTCGCGGCCCACGGCGTCCGGCGACACCACGCGAAGCTGCGCCCAGAGTTCCGTGTAGCAGTTCGGCGCGGGCGTGCCGTTGAGGATATATACCTCCTTGCACCGGTCGGCAAGCTGCACCACGGACTGAAAGGTTTTTGTCTCCCGGTTCTTGACCTTGCCGGACTCGTCCACAACGAGCCGTTCGATGCCGCTGTCCATAAACTCGCGGGCGTGGTTTCGGAACTGCTCATAGTTCGTAACGAGCACGTGGTCGCCCGGTGCGCGGATGAGTTCGATCCGCTTGGCCCTGTTTTTGTGGCGGGCCACGACAATGGGCATGTCCAGCTTGGAGGCATCGTCCACCCAAGCCGTGTGAATGATAGACTTCTGCGCCAACACCAGCGTGCGCAACGGCCGGGCCTGCTGACGGAATAGATTAAGCAGCGTTTTCCCCGTGCCCGGTTGCCAGAACCAAGCGTACCGTGGGCGAGTCCCCATGATCCGCAGCCCGCCGCCTTGGTGGATTAGTGGGGCCCATGTAGTCAAACCGGTGTCCCCTCGATAATACTAAGCGACTGATTTGCGAGGATGGGTGTCACCAGACCAATGCGTTCCAGCTTGGGGTCAGTCGGGTCGTGCAGCGTCCTTATGATCGTCGCGGCCACCCCATACACCGACACGCCCTTGAGGGTGAGCGAGTCGAGCACTACCCCCGCACCCCCGAAGGGTACCCGCGCCCGCGTGTAGGTGAACCGCCATTCGGGTGCCGCACCGTGGGGGCGTTCAAGGCTGTGCTTAATCACCCGGGCGTACCGGGCGAGGCCACGAATCGCCGCGATCCTCGTCCCCCGCGCAGCGCGCCGCCGTTCGTACCGCTTGACGCGGCCGTAAAGTTTGGGGGTGTAGCTCAACCGTACACCTCCCACACGCGGAGGGCCGCGCCGACCAGCATCGACGCCGTGGCGATATAGAGCAGGGTACTTACGAGGGACGTGGGAAGCATGACGTTCTCCTGATCGTGAAAAGGCGGGGCCAATAATTAAATCACCCAATACGGGTACGCCGAAGCGATACCCCGCCATCATAAAAAATACGCCCCCGGCCCCCGGCCCCCCGAGGGGGACCGAGAACGCTTCCGGGGGCTTGCTTACAGGTCCGGGGTGTTGACACCACCGGCGGCCGATTCACCGGCACCGCCATCGTCCGGGTCGAGCACGATCGTACGCGCCTCGATAAAGGTCATAAGGCCCTTGTGGATTTTCACAAGCTCATCATACCGGGGCTTGTCCGCGAAGGCACCGCCCTGATCCTCGGTCGGGTTGTTGATGTCGTACCCGTACCATTCCTTCCCGTTCCGCTGACGCAGCTTCGACTTGAAGGACAAGCGGTTGGCAAAGATGCTGTGGCCCCGACGGTCCAAGGTATCGCAGAGGTCGATGCCTGTGTGGTGCTCACCACCGGAGAAGCTGATAATGCCGACCTCACCGATACAGTCACCGGACTCGACCGCCACGACGAAGTTCAGGCTTTCCACGTAGGAGGCCTCGAACCCGCTGTCGCCATACTTCTCGGTCCGGGTGTTCTTCGACCGGGACTTCTTGGCGGTGTCGCTGTGCTCGTCGAAGGACGACTCGAGGATGAAGTCCGCGCCGGTGTCGTTGTAGTCCGACCGCTTCTCCCACGTCGGGAAGAAGGCAAGCGGGGCCACGACGAACTCCTCGCCCATGAGGGCCACCGGCACACCGGCGGGCATGAGGCCGACGACACCCTCGCCGCCGAACATCGCCTTGCGTTCCGACTTGGACTGCGGCTGCACGAGGACGATACGGGGCGGACGCTTGAACTTGGCGAGGCCGTCGAGGCCCTCGACCGTTTCATTAGCAAGGTACGCCGGGGCCTGCGGCTGCGTCGCCGCGATGCCCGTTTCGTGGGGCGGTGCGGTGTTCTGGACGGCGGGCACCGGGTTGGTTACGGGTGCGGTCTGTGCGGGACGCCCGGCCGGGACGGGCCCGGGGTCGCCGTCCGCGCTGTTGTTGGCGTCGTTAATCGCCGCCGCCTCGGCCGCGTCGTCGGCGTTGGGGCTGTACATGATCCGAATAAAATCTTTCATATGAAATCTCCAGTCTTGATTATGACCGCCATCGCGGCCGGGGTTAATGGGTTGTTTTAATGGCCGGGGTTCCGGCGGTGCGCGAGGCTGTCTTTGGTTCCGATCGTCACGCCGTCCGGTAGCCTCATGCCCTGATCCACCGCCTCCTGCAGCTTCTTGACGGTGAGGCGTCGCTGCACGATGTAGCCGTGGTGGGACCCGGCAAGGGTGCCGAGCAGGGTGTCCCAATCGACATCTTCCAGCTTGACAAACGGCTCCTTCCGCACGGACAGGGACAGCCCGGCGTGGCTCATCTTGTCGATGCCCTGCGACTTCATGCGTTCGATAATGACTTCTCGCACGGCATCACGCAGGCCCCTGGCCCTTGATTCCGCCGCCTTGATTTGGTCGATGTCGCCGAGGACACGTTTGTACTCGTCGGCGAGTGCGCTTAGGTCCATGACCGCCAGCACCTCGGGGGCGATCGGTTCGGCATTAAGCACGAGGGGGGCATTCGGCATTGCTGCTCCGTGGTTCGGGTTTTCTGGTATCGTGAGCCCACTGGCCCATTGGTCCGACCAACTTATCGACTCTTTACCCGTCAGTCAACAGCACTATGGCGAAAAAGAAAAAGAAAAAGAAGAAGCCCCAAATCCGGTACAACCTCCTGCCCGTCCCGGCGGGGGTCCGGTACGTCGTCGGGGTGGATACGGGGTCCCGTGTTTGCGGGGTTTCCGTGTTTGACCCCACCCGGAAGCACCTGCTCGGGTGGAAAACCCTCAAGGTCCCCACCGGTCGGCCATACGCCACGCGGATTACACAGATTGCGGAGGGTGTGGTGGGGGCCGTGTCCGCCCTGACGGACCGGGCCCACACGGAAACCGTCGCCGTGTCCCTTGAACTTCCCGGGTCACAGGGCAAGGTGGCGAGCCGGGGCCTCGTGACAATGGGCCTCGTGTGCGGTGCGGTGTGGGGACGCCTCGCCGCGTCCGGGTACATCATCGAGCCCACGGAGGTGGGCATCTGGTCGCGTGGTCGGGCCAACAGTGTGTGCATGTCTAAAGAAGAAAGGGCCAAGCGTGTGCTCGGCCTCTTTCCCGGGGGTTATAGTGGCAAAGACGACGACGGCCTCGACGGCGCGGACGCCATCGGGATCGCCGCGTTCCGGCTTGGGTTACTGTAGCGACCGCCGGACGGCCCACTGATACTTCCGGTTTGTTTCCAAACGTCCGAGGTCCCGGCCGAGCCCCCAAGCCCCGTGTTTGTTATAAATACTTAGGAAGTCAAACACCACCGGCCGCGTCCCGCCAAGTCGGAGGAACTCGTCGAGGGGGATGTCCATCATCGCCGTGATTCGTGGGTTGTCCTGTGCCGCGATGGCGAGGTCCACCTGCCACGGCACCGGCTCACCATTCACGTACCTCGCCACGATATGCTGACCGCCCTCGTAGCCGAACGTGGGCAGGCCCTTGCCGTCGGCCCAAGCGAAGTGTCGCCGCATCTCGCGTTTTTCGCGGCCGTTCCATTCGGCGATACAGGCATCAATAAGCTGGTCGGTGTTTGTCACACCCTCCCACGTCCCGCTGCCGCTGCCGATGTAGAACGTGAGGGCGGTTGCATCCACCGGCACGGTCACACGCTTATACACCTGCTGCACCACCCACGAGTTCGCGGTCTGCCCGGCGACCGTGCAGATAACGTCCGGGTCGGCCTGACGCGCGGACGTGAACGCCACGGTGCACCGGTCCGCCCAAAACTGGAAGAAGGCATCGCCGCCCAAGTCCTCGCCGGTAATCTGCCGGATACGCTTATAGGTGCCCATCCCGCTGTTCCAGTTCTCGTTGCTCCACTCAATAATGATTTCCTGCTCGGGGCGCAGGCCCTCACGGATAAGGGCAACCGCCGCCCGGGTGAAGGAGGGCTGCGCATCAAACGGCACGTTAAACCAGAAGTCGGCTCCCACGGCGTTGGCGAGGTCGACCTGCTTATTGAGCATACCGCGCCACGTGTCATCGCCGTTCTTATTCATCTGGTCGAGGGAGGTGTAGGCCGTCATGTCGTCGTTGGTCCGGTACCAGTTGAGGTATCGGATCGTATCGGCGATCGGCGTCATCAGCCGGACGTACTCGGGGTCCAGAGGGCCGTCCCCGTCGTTGAGGTAGGGGCGGTCGGTGATCCACTTCACCGGGTCGGCCCAATCGCGCCCCACGAAGTCGGTTTGAATGCCGAGGGTCCTGACGTCCGTCGTCGGTGGCTCCGGCTCTGTGATTGGGGGAGGGACGACGACAGGAGGAATAACAATGGGGGGAACAACAACAGGTGGTGTCGTGCCGTTGTGCAGGGCTTCCAGTGTGTTTAGCCGATTCGCGGCTTCGACGTGTTCTTGGACAGCCCGCTCGAACTCTGTACGAGTCACAGGTACGTCAGGTTGATCGCTCTGCCACTCTTCCAGAAGCACGACCCGTTCAAGTGCGCCGGTATCGCTGTAGAGGTCCTTCTCCAGCATAACCCGGATCTCCGCAATCGCGGCAACCAATTCTTGATATTCGAACCGGTGTGTGTTTTCCCACTCTTGCAGGTCGCCGATCTGGTCGTCGATTGTAGCGCCGGGAAGCTGACCGTGCGCCTTGTTCACGATACCGCCTCCGATTAGCACTAACACCAAGAGGATAACAGCAATCCAGAACGCTTTGCCCACGTCGATTCGATACCAAGCCATGTCGTGTCTCCTTAAGATTGATTGAGTGTTTCGGTCACACTTCGAGTTGGAACGGGTGGTGTAGGTTCTGGGTTCTCTGCCACTGGAGGATGCCGCGATCGTCGATCAGGCTCTTGTCGATCTCGCCGGGGTACAGCGTGTCGTACAGGTCGATCTCGTCACCGACCAGCTGAGCGAACAGGACGCCGGGGCTGCGGACGATCACGCGGTCGTCGAGGGTTACGATGGCATCGTGGTAGTAGCCGCCGTACATCGCACGTCCAGGCTCAGCGATTGTGACTTGCGGAACCCAGATGCCGTCAGGGTCCATCTTGTTTAGTACCAGCTTGAAGTGGTAGCCAACGCTGGCATCGCGAGTGAAGACGTACAGACTACCATTAGAGTCGTTGACAAGAGCCGGGTAGGTGTGACCCGCTCCGTCGTTCGGAACGCCAACCGTAACGGGATCGGTGAACGAGTCCCATTGACCGTTAGTACTGTGTGAGTATTTCAGGTCGCGGTGATGCCCCGCCATGAGGATGTGAAGCACCTCATCCGGCGTTCGCGTGATCGCGGGCTGGTCGTGGCTGTCGGGCTTGCCGCTCTTGGTCGGCACGACGTAGACCAGTTCCTCGCGGACAACCTTGCGGGTGGAGATGTCCACGATGCTAATCATCTGCTTGGTGCCGGTGCCGTTTTCCTCGTTGCTAGCCCACGCGACGATGACGTAGTTCTCTTCCTGGATTACAGAGTTAGACTGGCCCGAGTGGTTGTAGGTCACCGCACTCTTGTCTGTGATCGGGATGGGATCGCCATACGGATACAGATGCAGGAACAGATTGCTGCCGACCCACGACAGCACCGACGCGGGACCGGCCATGCCCTGGCCTGATTCTTTTTCGATGGCGTAGTCCGGACGGTTGTGATACGGATCGTGGAACGGGGGGTGATCGGGCAGAGTCAACGCCTGCTCGGGCTGGAAGTCTTTGAACGAAATCATGTCACTCTCCTTGGGTTGAATTATTAAATGTGCATTCCTGCGTACATGGCACCGTACCCGAGATCGCGGCGTTGAATGGGTCCAAGGTCTTTGTACGATAGCCCGGCAAAGCCTGTGCCTCCGAGCTTGAGCGAATCTGCTACTAGGCCGCTGCCAATGCCTGGGGTTAGATCAACATCATTGTTGTCGGCAGGATCAGGGTCAACCCACAGTGGGTCGTCGGTTCGGGGCAGGATTTCTACTAGATCGACGTTTGTGCTGATCGCCCCTAAGCCGTTCAGATGATTCGCGGGTGCTATGTTGCAGTTGATAGCAAACATAGTCGTATTGGCGTAGTTACCCGACAAGCCATAATCAGTATTGTCACCACAGATTGTGTTAATCAAAGTTTGATGGATCGCGTTGGATGCAACAAACCCCGATGACCCGTTGTTGACAAAAGCACAATTAACGATGTGACCCTCTGTTTGGGAGATGAAGCCTGTGCCTGAATTACCTACCGCGATGCAGCCAACCGCCGTACAGCCGTATGCGGTATTGCGGATATTGAACCCGTTAGTGTTGTTGATAGACACACAATCAAAGTATCTATTAGATCGGGCACCACTATAAAATCCGTCGCTTGTACAATCGTGTGCGTAGCAACTGATGTAGGCCGTGCTGGTCCCTGTCGAAGCGTTTTCCTCGAACCCGTAACTCGCAGCGGAGTCCACTTCGATGTCGATCAAGTTGATACCGTCGGCACCCGTACTGATCGACACACCTGATCGCGGTGTAAGAAACTTAAAGCCTCTGAACGTCCAGTAGTCGAGCGAGATGACGAGTGCATCGTTGGTCGCACCTAGATTGGAGTCTGTGATTTCTACGATACCCAACCCGTCACCTGCGGTCGTAGTGTAAGTGAGTACCCTGATAGGGTCTTGCCAAGTGCCAACGATGGCCGTTGTTGCAAAATCACCAGCACTACCATCAAAAGAAACGGACCCGGCTATGCAATGAATAACGCTACCGGACACGAGTGCGGTGTGAAGACCGCCGTCATTCTCGATGCACTGTTTAAGCGTAGCCGCATTAGCCTCACTGATACCTGTGCCGGTGCCTTGTGCTGCTGATGGGTGTGCGTAAAAAGTTGCCATTGCTTCTGTTCCTTAACTAAACGTAGTTCCTGTTGCCCAATAACTAGCACCGTCCCACCTAAAATCGAACCACATCACGCCCCCGCTTGTCGTAGACAAGACAGGAGCAACGCCGCCCGGCCATTCGACGGATGCGGGCCAAGTGATTGTCCTTGCTGTTGAATCCTGAATCACCTTCATGTGCACCGTACCCGGTAGAGTCGGGGCAGTCCAAGTAATCGTGCCGATGTTCTCCGATAGCGTGATTACGGCCATATTGCCTAATCGCCAGTCGGCTGTAAGTGTTCCGCTGCTGCTACTGAACGCCTGCACCGCACCACCGACCGTGTGACTGTTCAGGTCCAACTCACCGCCCAACTGCGGGGTTGCGTCTTCCGACAGGTTAAGCATCAGCGTGCCCGCAAGGTTGGGGAACGTGTACCGACGACTTGCGTTAAGGTTCAGGAAGTCGAACTCAATCGTGCCCGTTGACGACGATCCGAGTACAGTCAAATTGGTGTTGATGCCGTTGTCCGAGAATGCGAATGTGAAGTTCGCAGCCGAGTCGGGAATCGTGAATGACCCCGCTTTGATGTTCGACGCACTCAGACCGATGATGTCGTTGCCGTCGATTGTGATGTCGCCGGTCATCGTTCCGCCAGCGAGCGGGAGGTGGCCGGCCTCGGACGTGAGCGCCACCCACGCCGCGCCGTTGTAGTAGTACAGGTCGTTGGTGTCGTTGTCGTGGACGTACATCCCCTCCAGCGCGGGCACCTCGTACCACCCATCGGAATAGTACAGGATGTTCCCGGCGGTGAAGCCCGCCCAGTCGGTGCCGGTGAGTGCGCCGGTGCCGATGTAGGCCGCGCCGTTGGTACCGGCGGGCTCGGCCGTCGTGGTCATATTCGTAACGACCACAAGGTTGCCGAATAGCTCCAGCCGGTTTGTGACCTTGTTAATCGAGGTTAGCGCGAGGGCCTGCCCCTCCTCGAGGATTCGGTTGGCTTGGCGTGGTGAGGTTGTCATTCTGTCAGGTCCCTGTAGTTGCCCCGCCCGTAGTTGGGGGTGAGTTCAAAGTACCGGTACAGGAAGGGCCCACCCTGTGCGGACGATCCGCCGTTGGCGAGGATGTCCGCAGCCTGATCTACCGCCTTATAAATCGCGGTGCCGCCCGTGCCGTTGCCCGTGAGTGTAACAACCGAGCCGTTGGTGTCGTCGGCGTTCGTGTTCGGACTGCCCGCCACGGCAATGGTGCGGTGAAACACGAGCCCGGCGTCGTCGTAAACGTCGATCTCGTAATCCTCCTGATTCTGGTTCCCGACGAACCCGGTACCACCGGCGACCACGGACGAGGTGAGTTCCCGGCTCGTGTAGGTCCAGCCAATGTTCGCGTTGCCGCCCGCGTCGTAGTTCACGTACACGCCCGACGGCGCGAACGCCCGCAGCGTGTTCGCCTTGTAGGAGGTAAGCGTCGGGCTCGGCGGTGAGGGGTCCGGCGTGGTAACCGTGTTGTTGAACCCGTAGAACGAGTCGAAGTCTGTTTCAAGCGCGCTGGTGGGTACGGCCTTGAAGTATCGCTCCTGACCGATCGCGGAAAACGGCTTCTCCACCCACGTGAGCGAGTCGTCGGACAGCAGAATAAACCGTTCGTCCTCCACGTGTGTGGTGATTTCGTGGAACGTGTCACGCAGGCCCCGCATCAAACCGGTGAGAAGATAAACCCCCGTGTCCTGCAGGACCGCGTTCTTGAACGCCACAATCTCGTTGCCAATCATCGCCACATTAAACCCGGCGAGCACCTCGTCCTCCGTGTGGCTTTCAAGCTCGCCCGCGAGCATCGTCACATAAACCTCGCTCACCTCGTCCCACGTGTTTGCGAGGTCCTCCGTGCCGGTCAGGGGAACCTCCACCTCGCCCATCGTTGTCTCGGTGCCGATAGTCATGAACTGATTAAACGTGGTGTTGTTCGTGCTGCCCATGACGCCGCATCCCCGGAAGTCAACCGTGGGGTCCTCCGCCGCAACCGCCACGTAGAAGCCGGGCGTGCGCACGTGCAGGGGCTTGAGTGCGGGGATGTCGAGGATGTAAAGCTGAAGCGGGGGCGGGTAGTATGGCGTCGGGGTTTCCGGCGGGTCGCCCTCGTCCGACCCGAAGCAGTCGTCCTGCAGGTCCACGATGTCATCGCCTTGGATGATGCCCTTGCATTCGATCACGTCGTTAGCGCCCCGGGTCACGTTCGTGACACGCACCGGATACACGATGCCCGCAAACGTCACGTCCAAGACATCGGTTTCCTCAATATCGAGGTACGACGGGGGCAGCTTAAAAGTAACCTCGTTCTGCTCGGCGGTCCGCGAATAGACCATATACTCTGCGGCCCGCACCGCCTGAACCGAGGTCAGGGTCACGGGGAAGGAAACCTCCTCCTTGTTGGTGGTAACCGCCAGCGCATTACGCGCCGACACCGTGGCCCGCTGATACCCCCGGTTCCGGTCGATGTAGCTCAGGGCCACCTCGTCCGGCAGTGACCGGCTGGAGTACCTGCGGACCCCGAAGGGCTCGCCCGGTGCCGTGTCCCCGATGTTCCCGCCGAGGTCGGCCTCGGGTACGGCCATCCGGTCCTCGTTGCCCCGTTCGAACATGATTACCTTGCCGTTGCTGACGCGGGCCCGGAGGTTGTGCGCCTGCATAAGCGGGACCACGAGGGAGCGTGTGTCCTGCAGGCCCGCCGCCGTGATGCCGAGCATACGGCCCCGCACCCGCCGCGTGTCGAGGTACGTGGCGTTGGGGAGTTCCGCGCGGTCAAACAGCTTCTCAAGTGCCCCGGCGATTGTCTCCACGGCTTTGACGCGGGGCTCAACCGTGAAGTTGGGAACGCGGTTGCCGTAGTCGGCAATCGCAAGCTGCTCGACGCCGATGTAGGCGGTGCCACGGTAGGCCGGGGTACTCGTTGCGCCCTTCTTTGCCTGCATGATGGACCACGGCTCCTGATCGGACTTCCCATCAAAGAACGTGATGCTTTCGGCCCGCTGGTTCTCGTCCTCCGGTAGCTCCATGTCCACCGTCGTGAAGTTCCCGGGCTTCTCGGTCACGGTGTCATTGGCGGGGTTGCCGAAGCGTGCCTGCGTGGTACCGCTTCCGGCAAACTTCTTTGTGGCCCGCAGCCGGAACTCGCCGTTGTTCTCGGCGTTATCCCAACCGGCGAGCGTCGCACGGACGCCGGGCTTGAGTTTGCGCAGGTCGGGGCCACCGGGGGGCGACCGCAGGAGAAGCAGCTTCTTACGTTTCACGATACGCAGCTTCACCGATTGAATATGGATCTTCTCGTTATTAACGAGGATTTCTTTGGCGTCGCCCCACAGCCTCGTGTAGCTGCTGTGCGCCCCGTCCTGCCAAGCGTCACCGATACCAACCGCGATATCCACGAAGTAGCTGTATGAGATCGATGTGGAACCCCCGCCGCCGCCGCCACCCTTGCCACCACCACCACCGGATGAAGTTTTCTGCTTCACCTCTTTAAGATTGCTGATGTAGAACAGGAAACAGCCGCCGCGATTCCAAGGGCCGATGTAGTACGGCATGGGCTCGCCCTCATTAAATCCGTTCACCTTGAGGGATTCGAGGCGTGGGCCGGACGTGCTCTGGTGGGGCGTCCCGAAGATGGCGGGCATGAGGAAGGCGTTGTCGATCATGCCGCCGATGGAGGCACCGAGCATCCCGCCGACGGCCGCGCCGGTAAGCGAGGCGATACCGAACATCCCGCCTGCGGCAATACCACCCATCGACGAACTCAGCATTACACCCAATGCGATACTAGCCACAGCAGCCCTCCTTGGCCCAAGGCGGCACAATTAAATCTTCGGGTGGGTAGTATGGGATCGGGCCGTCGGCCTCGACGACACCGGGGAAGCGCCACGCCAGCATTAGGCGTTTCTCCCAAAACTTCCCGAGGGACCCCTCTACACAAACCCCGCCGTTCGCGTAAGTATGAACCATCCCGAGGGGCGTCGCAACACCCACGTGCGTGAACAGGTCCCGCTTGGCGTACCAGAAGCCGAGCACGTCCCCCATGCCCGCCTCCGCCACGGGGATGGCGTGCATGTTCCCATCGCACATCTTCTCGAAGCTGTGCCCGTCCGGGGCCCGGGGATAAACCCCGATGTCCTTGTACGGCAGGTTCAGGTCGTCGCCCATGAGGCACAGCAGCCCGGCGCAGTCGATACCCGCGCCCCTGACCCGCCCGTTGTGGACGTACACGGACCCGACATAGGCGCGCGCCGCCCCCACGATCTGCGCCCGGGTTACCCTGGTGTCCGTGGGTAGCGGCATTATTTAGCGTTCGGTGAGAGGGACACCCCATCGGTGCCGGGCACGTGTGGGAATCCCTGAAAGTTTTTGATGTTGTTCACGGTGAGGGCCACGGGGTCGATGAACTTTGTCCTGCACGTCGTGGCCCGCTTGTTACACCCGGGCTCACAGACGAAGGCGTCCCCCGCCACCATCGGGTAGGCCGTGGAGAGCCACAGGTTGACCCGGGCAATGCCCCCGGCCGTTTCGGTGTACGACTTGACCACGTAGGAGAGGCCGTCGTTGGCCCCGCTGGTCCACGTCAGCTTGCCGAAGGAGAACCACCCATCCAGCCTGCGGGTCACGCCGTCCGCCTCGACGGTGAGGTTGCCGGAGAAGTCCGAGGAAAGGTCCACCGATCGGAACCGCCGCCCCTGCCGCGTCACCGCGTCGATGCTGCCGGTACGTCGGAGCGGCGTAAGGTCAACCGTGCAGTGGTTGTCGCCAAGGTCCGCCGAGCAGTTCCGGGTAAGCACCCGCCCCTTTTTCTGAAGCAGCTTATCGGTGAAGCTAACGAGGGTCGCCGTCCACGTGTTCCGCCCGTAGTCGAGGTCCTGAAGGAGGTAAATCTCCTTCTTCAGTTCGCCGAGCCACGGGTAAAGCCAGTCTACGATGTAGACCGTGACTGTGGAGTTGTCGTACAGGCCCGCCCGCAGGTCCTCGTGCGTGATGGCCGCGTCGTCGATGAACCCGATCATGTCCATATTGGCCGGGCGGAGCACCGACTGGTGCTCGATCGCCGTGTGCGACCCACCGGACGAGGGCAGGTAGTCCTCGCCACCAAACGCGATCGGCGCGTTGTGGTCGGTGTAGTACAGGTCGGTTCCATCCGTGCGCTCGATATGCCACAACTTCGCACGCCGGTGAAGCGTGCGAAGTTTGACAATCTCGCGGACGGGTTTTGATAAACTTAGTGTCATAGCTTTGACCAGTCGCCATACAAATTGACCGCTATCTTGTTACGTGCGTTTTTTAATTCGCACCCCCCGATTGCTCGGGGTGTCGGACTATCTCTTCGGTTCGTAAACCGCCGGGCGCTCTTGGGACCATCATCGACCGTTCTGGCCGGTACGTCCTAGTCTCTACACCTTCCGCCGATTCCTCGACGGCTCGGCTCGGGATTACCCACGTGGGGCTTCCCCGAGTTCACCCGGTACTGGCCGGTTCATTGCCTCGCTGCACCCCCCGTCTGGTTATCCGCCCGCGCCTCCCAAATCAGCCGGTCGAGTTTCCCGTTGATCTCTAGGCGTGCGTCCTTGAGTTCCAGCTTAATCTCCGCCGCGATGTCGTCGGAGTAACTTCGAAGCCCCCTGCTCTGTTCGGATTCCTCCACGCGATAGGTGTCAATGTCCAGCTTGTGGGGTACATCCGCCACCGCCGTGTTCACGCCGGTGATCCACGGCCACGCGACCACCGTAAGGAATGGGATGGCCAGAAGCGTAAGCGCCGGGCCCCCGAAAATAGTTACGCGGAACGCCAGCTTGTTCCACCCGTTTAGTTCGCCGATTGTCTTAGCCAAGGTACAAATTCCTTATACGGTTTCGCAGCTTGCATGCGCCGCGAGTAGATAAACATTTTGTTGCAGCACGCGGCTGCGTGTTACCGCCATCCAAGTAATACCATTATCGGTCAGCGTGTCCCCAATCGTTGAGATGCTGTCCCAGTCGGGCTCGGCGGAAACGATCCCCGAGGTGCCCGCCACGGTAACACGAAACGCGAGGTCGTGGGTGAACGCGGCCGTCCCGCCGGGCCGAATCTCGGCCGAGAGGGCGTAGGCCGTGGATGCCGCCCAGTCCGGCCGTGTGTCGCCCGCCGTGGGGTCCGGCAGGTCCGAGTCACACCGGACGTACAGGAGCAGCGTGTGGGGCGTCCCGTTGCCCGGGGCCACGTCCGGCGAGCCGTCGTAGTCGGCAACGAGCAGGTCATACATCGCGGTTCGTGCGGCCGTGTCGAAGTTGTGCGTGGCGTCGTCGCCGTACCACGGGATCCCGCTGGCGTCGAGGACGTAGCCGCCGATATGCCCGCCGAGGGAGCCCACATTGTTGTACTTAAACGGCGGGACGATTAGCTCGGTGCCGTTGGTGTCGGGAAGCTGCCGCCCGTTGAAGGCGTAGGTGTCGTACTGCGGGCTGTAGGCGTTCCGCTGCGCCATGGCGCGGATGTCCGAGGTGGACGCGGAGCCGGGTGTCTTGACGGCATACGTGGCGGAGGGCGCGCTCAGGTCGTAGAGCGTGCCGTTGTATGAAACGCCCTCGTACACGTAGAGCATATAGCAGCGCCGGTCGGTGGCGAGGTCCTGCTCGTGCCGAAGAATCTGCCAAGCGGAATCCCCGGGGTTGATGATAGGGCCGACGTAGCCGTTGAACTTTTCGCCGGGCCCGAGCAGCGTAAGCCCGGAGCAGTAGCACCCCTGCTCGAGAATGCCCGTGATGATCGTTTCTGCGGTGAGCGTAGCGCCCTCCGGCAGTGGCTTGGCCTCGGCAACGAGGAAAACGGTGGCCCCCTGCCCGTCGAGGTTCACGCCCATGCCCACAAAGTCCGCGTACTTAGTCTCCTCCGAGTACACCGTCGTTGCCACCGATTCGCAGTCGGTGAGCGAGTAGTACTCGTCGCCCTCGCAAATGTTCCCGGTCGGGATCACCTCGTTGGTTTCGTTGTCCACGGTGGGGCGTCCCGCCTGCCCGTCGTATGACCGGCTCGCGTTCTTCGGGTATGTCTCCACACGGAACGAACCGGACCCGCCGCCGTTGCTTGTGCACACCACCGCGATCTCACCGGCGGGCACGGTGAAGCTCTGCTGCACGGCCGCATCCCGAACGGTGAGCGTACCGGCGCGGTTGTTGATGATGTAAATCGACGGCCCGCCCTCGAGTGTCTCGCGGTGTACCGGCTGCGACGACGCCACGTTCTTGCTCATCTCGCTGTAGGCGAATGGCAGCACAAGCGTGGCCGAGTGC